GCACTTTACTCGCCTATAACGCCAGCGCCACCACGAACCGCGTCCTGCTCGGCGGCAACCTCTCTTCGGGTGTCCACACCGCGACGGTCTGTTTCCAGTCGGTGAACTTGTCCGCGACGAACGCGATGGGCGACCGTTGGACCGCACCGAAGACCACCGCACCGGCCGGAGTGCTGAAAATCACCGGCGTCGAGATGGACGGCAAGGGTTCGTCCACCAATTCGATCACGCCGGCGACGGAAAACTGGATTTTCTTTGGTGATTCGATGGGCGAGGGGGCCGACGTGAACGGCTCATCACTCACGGACGCCAACAACGATGCCACCCTCGCGTTCCCGCACCTGATCGGGACCGCCCGCGGCGCGGAGTTCGGGAACGTCTGCTGGTCCGGCCAGGGCTGGGCCTCGAGCTACAGTTTCGGGAATGTCCCGAAGATCTACGACACCACGACCCCTGCGAACAACACCTGGAACCAATATTTCTCGGGCGCCTCGCGACTCACGTCGGGCGCCCTTTCCCCCGCCCCCACGTTCGCGTTCGTGCGGCTCGGCCGCAACGATTCGGCGCTGGCCGCCAGTGACGCCAGCGTCACGGCATCCGTCACCGCCTTCCTGACCGACTTCACCGCCGCGGCCCCCAAGGCCAAAATATTCATCGCGATCCCCTACGGCGGCGAAAAGCGGACGGCGATCCAAGCCGGGGTTCAGGCGTTCGGCGGGGCGAACGTCGTCATCATCGACCAGGGTACGGCCAACCAGACCGCCGCCACGGCCCTCTACAGCAACGACGCGATCCATCCCAGCGCCCGCGGCCACGCGATCTTAGCGGCGACGGATCTGAACCTCATGGGCCCAACCCTCGCGGCGATTCCCACCAACTCTGGCGTCCACGTCGGGAACTGATCGAACATGGCAACGTACACCTTCCTCGGCGGCGACGGGAACTGGGCGACGGCCACCAACTGGTCGCCGACTTCGCCCGCGGGCGGACCCGGCGCGGGGTCCGACGTGATTCTCGACCAGACCGCCGCCACGGCGCTCAACGGCGGCGACCTCTCCGGCGTTGGAACACTCAACAGCCTGACGATCTATTCGACGTTCACGCAAACGGTGGGCATCAAAGGGACGCCGCTCAAGGTCAACGTCACCACCGTCCGCATCGGCGATCCCAGCGGTAGCCAGTCGCCGGGGACCGGCAGCCAGCGGATCAATCTCGATCTCGCCACCGCGACTTCTACGGTCACTATCGTTGCCACCGCCGCCAATAGCGCCGATTCGGGTCTGGAACCCGTCCGTATTAAGGGCGGGTCCAACACCAGTGCCTTCACCTGTGAAGGCGGCACGATCGGTATCGCTACCGATACGCCGGGAGACGTGTCGCAGCCCACGACGATCTACGTCCAACCCAACTCGATCGTCCGCGTCGGCTCCTCCGCCAGCGTCGGGACCATCGTCAATAACGGCGGCACGATCACGACCTATGCCGCAGTCACGAACACTATCGAGACACTCGGCGGCACGACCATCACCATCGGCAACTACACGATTCCGACGGTGAAGGTGTACGGCGGCGTGTTCGACTGCCGCAACCGCCCGTCCGGTGGCGCCAACACGATCACGATACTGGCGATACAGACCGGTCATTTCGACACGCGGGGCGACGGCTCGTCGGTCATCATCAATAACGCCACGCTCTACGCCCCCGGGGGCACCATCACGGCATTCAGCGATGGGCAGATCACGTTCAGCAATCTGTTCTTCAACTTCAACCGCTACACGAGCCTCGCCTGGTCGCTGTAATGCTCTCCGCCGCGGTCAAAATCGAACTGAAGGTGGACGAGAAGAAGCTGGCGGAAATCCGCGAGAAGCTCGCCGGCATCCCCCGCGGCGTCCCCAAGGCACTCGCTACCGCGATCAATAAAGTCGCCGCGCACGGCCGCACCCGCGGCATCGCGATCATAAGGCAGGACTCGCCCATTCAGCGGAACCGGCTGCTGGGCGCGATCCATATCAAGAAGGCCGGCGTCAACAACCTCTCCGCCAGCGTCGGCTTCGCCGGTCGCCCGATCCCGATGGGTTATTTTCCCTCGAAGCAGACCAAGCAAGGGACGCTGGTGACATTCAGTAAGTCGCGTGGTCCGGAGCTGATCGAGCACGCCTTCAAGGCGACGATGCCATCCGGTCACAAGGGCGTCTTCGTCCGCGCCCCCAACGCCGTCCACCGCAAGGTTCTGGCCAAGCCGACGAAGGGATTAGCCGGTCGCCTGCAAAATACCTTCGGCGGCGGCGAGCGGTTTATCTGGTCGGCCCTTCCCATCAAGGAACGAAAAGGCCCTAACGCGGGCGGCCTTCTCAGCGCCGATCCGAAATCGGTGCCGGCGCTGGCGAATGAACTGAACCTCAAGCTCGACGCCGTCATCGACTCACAGGTGAAGTGGCTGCTGGACAAGGGCCAGCCCAAGCCCGAATCGGCGTATTGATCCTATGCCCATCGGCGTCACCAGCCCGCTTCCGATCCTCGAGCAGATTACGCAGAACGTGGTGGACACGCTCTCTCAGGTCACGACGGCTGCCGGCTACCACTGCGACCTGATCGTCTATCGCCCCGACAAAGGCGGCACGCCGACGGACGAGGGGGACGTGGCCGTCATCATCGGCGAGGAAACCATCGAGGATGACCAGAACACACAGATGGTCCAGTACCTCCAGGAGTACATCTTCGCCGCATCTACCGTGCTGCCCGAAGGCTCACCCGAACCGCCAGACCGGCAGAACGCGATCAAGAAGGCCGACATCTACGCCGCGCTGCGGAAAGACATCACCCGTGGGGGCTGGGCGCACGACACTCTCGACGAGTCGCCGGAAGGAAGATCATCCGAGACCACCAACGACGGCATCGTCTGCCGGGCGTGGGTCCGCTACCGCACAATGCTCAACGATCCGTTTACCGCGAGATGAACCATGTTCAAACGCCAACAGGACTTCGATCCCGCCGACCCGCAGCATCCCGGCCACCCGGTCCACCGCGACCGGCACTTCGACGTGTTCCGCGTCGTCGGCGGCAAGCACTTCGTCGTCTATGAAGACGGCAAGCGCAAGGAGTTCGATTCCGCCGATGATGCGATTGTCCACGCGCGACAGGTGCTAACCGCACCGCCCTCCGAAAAGCTGTAACCGATCACCGTTCACAATCAGGCCCCTTTAACGCTGAGGCACCGCTATGGCCCTCGATACGGTTCTGCTGTCCAAAAACAAGCTGCTTCATGCGGTCGCGGAGACGACGACCGGGACTTCGCCGGCGACCCCGAACCTAGTCAACGCCGGGACGACCCTGTTCAATGTCGTCTACGAGCCGAAGATCACGCAGACGACCAAGGCGAACCTGCGGCAGCAGCAGGAATACCTCAGCCAAGCGATTCCGATCCCCGGCGCGCAGAGCGCCAAGGTATCGTTCCGGACCGAATTTTTCGGCACCGGATCGACCGGCGTTCCGACCTGGGCGACGGCGCTGCTGCCCGCGTGCGCTCTGATCAACGCCTCCGGCACATGGACGCCGTTCACGCCGTCGAGCACGGCGACGATGACCACTTCGACGGTCGAGTTATTCGCCGCCGGCCGGTACAAGCAGGCCGTCGGCTGCGCCTTCAACCTCAAGTTCACCGGCAAGTCCGGTGACCCCCTCTTCCTGAATTGGGAGGGCGAAGGCGCATGGATCGCGCCCGCAGTACAAGCGTTCCCCACGGGTGTCACCTATCCGACCGTCATTCCTCCGCGGTTCGCCGGGATTGCCGTGAGCGCCGGCGGCAAAACTGCGATCTTCGACGAATTCGAGTTCGACATCGGCAACAAGCTTTATCTGCGCGAGGACGTGCGTGCCGCGTCAGGCTACCGCGCCTGCATCGTCACCGAGCGGCAACCGATGCTGACGATCAGCCCCGAATCACAATCGTTCGGCTCGTGGAACCCGTTCGCCGACCACATCGCTTCGACGACCTATTCGCTCTCGTTCACGCTCACGGGTGGAACCGGCAACAACCTCCAGTTCACCGCCGCCAAGGCCGTCATCGTCGATCCCCCCGACGACGACGGCAACCGAAACGGTGCGATGGTGGACAAACTGAAATTCCTCTGCACGAGGAACACCGCGTCTCCCGACGAACCCGGCAACGCGGAATATGCCCTCGTCTTCTCGTAACATCGCTGTCCTGAAAGGAAACCCCGTGCCCCTCGCCCTCGATCCCGCCGAAACCGTGGACGTGGTTCTGGACCTGGACTCCGAGAAGCCGGAGCCGCGGCCGACGTTCCTAGCCCGCTACCTTACCACCCGCGAGCACCTTCGCCTCATCGCCACATCCAAGGCGGGGGCCGATGCCACCACTTTCGACGACACGAACAGGGCGCTCAACCAGTGCCTGACCATTCAGCTTGCCGGCTGGAAAAACATCCGCGGCCTGGACGGGAAGCAAATCCCCTTCTCTTCCGACGCCTTTGACGATGTGCTGACCGTCGCGGAGAAGTGGGAGCTGCTCTACGCCGCGATGGCGAAGGTGCGGCTGGCCGAATCGGATAAAAAAAAATCGTTCTTGCGTGCGCGATCCGCGCCGGCGCCGCCTGCCGAGCCTGCACCGCCGGCAAGTGCGTAGACCGTGCCAGCGAAGACGAGTTCCTGCGCATCCCCTGCGCGGCCTGCCACGGCCGCGACATCCAATGCCCGATGTGCCAGGGACGCGGCTGGGAAAAATTCGTCGGCTGCCCGTGCGAGGCGGTCACGCCGGACGTGTGGCGCGCGATCGAGTTCGCCGACTTCGCCAAGAAAGGACATTGGCCGCTGGCCGGGGGAACGCTGGACCAAACCGCGATCTTCCTGGAGGCGGCCCGCTCTATTTGGGGACAGACCGAATTGTGGCGGGCCAAGCGATTCGCCGCCGCGATCGACGGTGACGACGACGAATGATGGCCGTTTAGCGCCGCGGCTCGCCGCGGGTTTGTGACATGCCCTGCCCCGTCTATCTCGATTGCGGACTGATCGCCGGTGGCACCCCCGGCCAGCGCCTGACCGGCTACGTCCAGGCCCCCGGCGGCGACGCCGTACCGAATTGGACCGCGCTCGGCTATGGCCGCTGGGACCGCGCCTATGACGCGAGTGTTTACCCCGCGAGCGGAAACCCCACCTACGCCGCCGATGAAATCAACTGCGACGGCGATCAGGTGCCCGCGACGTTCGATAGCGAAATCGCCCCGGCCAACGATACTCAGGCGGCACAATACGGCGCCTTCTACGCCGATCTGCTGACAGTACAGAAGCATCGCCACCCGAATCAGCGGGTCGGCCTGATCCACGGCCTCAGCGATGCCCAATTCAATTCCGCCGGCCTGCGGTCGCTGATCGATTATGTTGTCGCAGGCCCCTACCTCGCGACCTACTCCGCCGTCGGCGACACGGCGAAATTCAACCTCTACAAGTCGCTGATGGATGCGGTCATCAGTGGCGTCGCTGCGTGGTCCACCCCCAAGCCCATCGTCGTCGAATTCCCTCTCCAATACTTCGACACGAACGGGTACATGAGCACGACGCTCATCCAGAGCATCGTCACGCAACTCCAGGCGTATTGGACGCAAGGCAGTATCACGGCCGTCATCCCCTACGCCGGGTACAACCCGCCCAACGGGATCGGCAACAACGAGACGTGGAGCAACGCGCTCCACCAGCAGTATTTCACGATCATTCAGAACACCTTCGGCGTCGGCACGGCGGCGGTGCCGTATCCGGCCCCCCCCTACAACGGAACGGTAACGTCGGCGACGACCACCCTCGTCACGCCGAACACCCGCGGCTTGATCGACCAGGTACTCGCCTTCGACGCTCAGGCGGTCTTCCTCGATCCCGACGGAATCTAATGGCCGAGTCGATTACCTATGT